ATCTATCCAAATATTTTAGGACAACTTACTTTAGAAACCTTATATGTCAATGAGGATTGGTGTGGTAGAATAGTATTGTTCCCAGCACATTTATCTCATTGCGTCTATCCATTTTCTACAAGTGATGATTATAGAATTTCAATATCAGGCAATTTAGAATGAAGCGAACATTAGAAAGTTTTTATCCAACAGAGAATTCTTTTATAGAAAATACTTATATTATTACTCTACCAAATAATGAAACTTCAAAGACCTTAACTCAAAGATGTATAGAGAGTTGTATTGCAGTAGAGCAACCTTATACTCTTTGGGAAGGTTTTGATGGTTCTTCTGGAGAAATTGTATACCGAAACATCTTCAAGACAAAGATTACTTGAAATGGTTGAAGGTCAATCATAAATTTATGACACCATCTCAAATTGGGTGTTGCTTATCTCACTTTAGTTTGTGGTTTCATTGTATCACAATAGATAGACCTATCGTTATATTAGAGCACGATGCTATAATGGTAGAGAAATTTTTTGGTCCCTATCCTTTTTATAATGCAATCACATATCTTGGTTGTAAGGAACAGAAGTATAATGGGATGTCCGTTCAACCAACTCCAATTCATATGCAATCACCTGATACTTTCACTCGTAAAATAGGTCGGGCACATGCATATGCAATTGACCCTGCTGTTGCGAAGTTAATGGTTTCTCGTCTTCTGGTTGATGGTATTACTACAATGAACGATGAGTTTATGCACGCTAATCTATTTACGATTATTCAATATGGATTTTATGCATATGATGAACCAGGAGAAACAACAATACAAACACCCAATTATCCTTTTTAGAAATGACAAAAATTAATGTTTATTTGAGACATTGCTATTATTCCAAAATTCAAGAGAGTCCTGGAAAACAAAGACCTTCTTGGTGGGACAAAGAAAAGGTATTCCAAAACTTCAAAAATACTCTCAATCCAGAAACAACAAAATACGCAATCATTTATGACGAACATTATGGAAAGATAGAAGATACTTTCCTATCAAATGAAGAAAATATATATACGATCAATTGCGGCGGAGAAGCAAAGAGCTTTATAGAAACTTTGAAGTATATTAAAACACAAAATCATTCTCAAGATGATATCATTTACTTCTTGGAAGATGATTATATTCATCAACCAGGGTGGGATAAAGTTCTGTTAGAGGCATTCGCCCTTCCCATCTCTTATGCGACCTTGTACGACCACAGAGACAAGTATGGTGAGTATTATGCAGAGTTCCGAACTAAAGTTTTATTTACAGATTCTTGTCATTGGATGGCAACTCCTTCAACAACCAATACATTTGCTGTGAAGTATTCAACTCTTGTAGAGGACTTTTACACGCACACTAAATATTCTACAGGTGTGGAACCTTCTGCGGACCACCAAAAATTTCTGGAGTTAGCACAGAGAGGAAGAGTTTTAATATCATCACTTCCTGGTTATTCTACACATTGTCAAGCAGATTTATTATCACCTTGTATTGATTGGAAAAAGTTTTTATGAAAGTAGTTCAAATTGGTTCTAATAAAGGTGATGATGATTTATCTAAACATCTCAAAGAAAATTATAATGAATTAGAATTTGGACTTTTTGTTGAAGCAAATCCACTACATATTGGAAATTTAAAAAATTGCTATTCTCAATATCAAAATTCTGTTATTGAGAATGTTGCAATTAAAGTTCCTTCTTACAATGAAGACACATTAAAACTTTATTATCATCAAAATGATGGTCCAATGTACCATGTCGCTTCTTGTGTGAAGTCTCATATTGAAATTTATTATCCAAGTGACGGAATTAGATATTTTGAAGTTCCTTGTATAACTATAAATCAATTATTTGAAAAGTATGATATCAAGGAATTGGATTGGTTACTATTGGATATTGAAGGAATTGACTCTGAAATTTTATTAACAACAGATTGGAATAATTATGATATTCAAAGAATTGAATATGAAGAATTACATCTTGGTGATAAAAAACATGAAATAGAGAATATTTTCAAAACTCTTGGTTATAAAAAAACAACTGCTTTACATCATTACGATAATGCTTGGGAAAAATAATTATGAAAAATCATCCTGTAGTTGAAACTGAATATTTTAACATTATTAAGGGAGTTGTAGATGGTCTTCATAAATCTGGAATGACCGAAGCAGGTTCTGGATATTGTTTGAGTATGAGTGATATTGTACTTAAACTTTTACATAAAGAAGGAATTAAGGCAAGATTGGTAGAGTGTAACTTAATGGTTACACTTAAAAATCCTCCTGGATTGTTTTTAATGGGTTATCCAGGATTCAATCAAAATAATTACACTGCTGATAATTCGCGGTACATACGACTTCTATCAAACCTTCATCAATCCTCATAGTGGATGGGGTCCTAATAAATCAGAAATTATTAAAAACAACAAGTGAGGATTAAAATGAAAGTTACACTATACGCAATCGCAAAGAACGAAGAAAAAAATATTGAAAAGTTTCTCAAGAATGCAGAGAAATTTGATGATGTCGTTGTAGTCGATACTGGAAGTACAGACAATACAATTCAACTACTTAAAGATGCTGGTATTAAAGTCTACGAGCATCCACAGACTCGTGCAGAGTTTGATTTTTCAGTAGCAAGAAATCAGGCATTATCTTATGTGGAAACTGATTGGGCTTTTTCTATAGATTTTAATGAAGAAATAGATGATTTTTTCCCAGAGGGTCTTGCAGTAATCTCTGAAGAGTTTACAACATTTAAACATGAAAGGTATGATAAAATTGATGATGAAGAACCAACTCTAGGTCAAACTGCACATGTTCGTTTTCATAGAACTAAAAACTATACTTGGGTAAATGCAGTTCACGAAACTCCAATGTTTCTTCCAACTGAAGAACATCTTGGTGAGGTTGCAGTAGATACTACAATTAAGATTACTAAAAACCTTCAACCAAGTATTGATAAAGAACTTTTCTATCTTTCAATCTGCGAGAGAGAATATCAAAATAATCCAGAAAATAATTATTATCTTTGGTTTATTTTTAAGCACTACTATCAGGTCAAAAATCTCAATAAAGTACTTGAGGTAGGTCAACAATATCTCAATATCTCCAAAGCATATTTTGATCCACAAAGGATTGATGTGTTCATCATGTGTAGTATTTGTTTAGTTAATCTTAAAGAGGTAGAAAAGTCTGCAAACTATGCTTTCCATGCACTCAGTGAAGCAATGAATTTTGGTGGAGGACTTCTAGGAAAAGCATTTAATCACTTGTTAGAAATTGGAAAACTCACACAAAATCCAAATATTATTATCTTTGCAACAGGATTTAATCCAGAAACTTTAACTTATCCAGAAAGAACTCAAGCGATAAAGAGTCTTTATGATAGTAATCACATGAATTTTGTATGAGTAAAATAGCAGTTTTTGGGGGGACTGGATTTATTGGAGGAACATTTTGTAGATTATACTCACAAAAAGTAAATATAATTCCAAAGCAAAGTATAGAATTTGATACCAAAGAAGTTTTATATTTTATAAGCACCACCACAAATCAAAATGTTTTTAATGATCTTCATATAGATATAAACACTAATCTAAATTTTCTGATGGATGTCTTATCCAATTGCAAAGATAAAGACATCACATTTAATTTTATTAGTTCATGTTTTGTTTATGGTAATGATATTATAGATGCAAAAGAAACTGATAATTGCAATCCAACTGGATTTTATTCTGTAACAAAAAGATGTGCAGAGCAATTATTAATTTCCTTTTGCAAGACCTTTAATATTAAATATAGAATTTTAAGAATTGGAAATGTTTATGGATTGGATAAAACAATTTCTTTGAAGAAAAATGTCCTGGCACATATCATAAAACAATTGAAGAAAAATGAAGATGTTCATCTTTATGATAACGGAGATTATTTAAAAGACTATATGTTTGTTGAAGATGTATGTAAAGCAATTGAGATAATTTTGGAATTTGGACACCACAACGAAATTTATAATATTGCTTCGGGAACATCAAATAACTTTAAATATATTATAGAAACAGCAAAAAGTATTACAAATAGTCATAGTAAATTAATTAGTGTTCCAATACCAACTAATCAGCAATATATTCAAATTAAAAATATGACTTTGAATATCGACAAATTAAAGTCTCTCAAATTCGAACCACAAATTAATTTTAAATACGGTTTGCATATGCTTTGCAATATGTTATAGTAAACCATATAATCATTTACTATGTCAATATCAAAAATTCTTGTAGTCAGTAATCATTCTAATCATGACTTAGAGTGGCTAAAAATGACTTATGACTATGGATTTTCTCCAGAAAATACTCTTATTTACGATCGAACGCCTAACGATTTTCCGAATAAATCGAAGATATGTCACTTAGGAAAAGTTATACCTTCACCTAATGTTGGTTCAAATCCTTATGATATCGGTAGATTTATTGTAGACCACTATGACAATCTTCCGGACATGATGATTCACATCAAAGGAAATCTATTAAAAAAAGAACCCCCAAATGGAAAAACTTCATATACAACAGAGAAGAGATTTATATATGCTCTAAAAGCGAATTGGTTTGTTCCTATTGATGGTGGAAATCATATTCAAAATAATTTTCCTTATATTTTAAATAACAATTTGTTTTCTCTACCCATAGAGTGGGAATTAAAAAACTACACAATGGGGTGTGTTTTTTCGGAAGAAGATTTTAGAAAAGCAAAAACTTATCCTAGAATCTCTAATTTTCTGGAATTCATGAAAGACTTGTTTATTATAGAAGATTACCAAATTCCCAAATTTATAAGTTTTGCTCCCGCAGCAAATTATGCCGTACCAAAAAATTGCATCCTAAAGTACAGCAAAAACTTTTATAAAAAAATGATGTATTATACTGATTATAATGACAATCCCGTAGAAGCACATTGGTTTGAAAGAATTTTACAATTAGCTTGGCAAGGTTGTCTTGAAGAAAATTTCTCCTATATTGTGAATTAAAAATGAAAGAACAAGTAAAGCAATTTATTGATGACCTTTTTGAAAGTGATGAATCTTTCTTTAAGTATCTCTATAATAATGATTATGTGAAGGGAGAATCAAATATTTTTTACTCTGGTCCCTACTGGAATCACGAAGAAATTCAAGTTGCAATGAAAACCTTCCTGACTGGAAAGTGGTTATCTTCCGGTGAGGCAGTGAATAAGTTTGAGAAAGAATTCTCACAGAAGTTTAACTTTCAACATTCAGTAATGGTAAATTCTGGGAGCTCAGCAAATCTTGTAATGATTGCTGCTCTCAAGAAATATTTTGATTGGCAAGATGGTGATGAAATTATTGTATCTGTTTGTGGATTTCCAACTACTCTTAATCCCATCCTTCAAAACAATCTAAAACCAGTCTTTGTTGATATTGATTATACTGATTTGAATTGGAATTTGGATGAACTTAAATCCAAAATAACCCCAAGAACAAGAGCAGTATTTTCTTCACCTGTTCTCGGAAATGCATATAACTTTGATTATCTACTTGAGATTTGTGATCGTTATAAACTTGAGTTAATTTCTGATAACTGCGATAGCCTTGGAAGTAAATGGAAAGGTAAGTATCTTACAGACTACTCTGTTGCATCTTCTTGTTCTTTCTATCCAGCACATCATATTACAACGATTGAAGGTGGTATGGTGTCTTCTAATATTAAAGAAGTGATTGATATTGCTCGTAGTTTTGCTTGGTGGGGAAGAGATTGCTATTGCGTTGGTTCACAAAATCTTCTTTCTTGTGGAACTTGTGGTAAGAGATTTGATAAATGGTTAGTTGGATATGATAAGGTTGTAGACCATAAGTACATCTTCGGACAAATTGGTTATAATCTCAAACCAATTGATATGCTTGGTTCAATCGGTTCAGTGCAACTTAAAAAGTTTGATGAAATTCATTATCTTCGCAGATATAATAAGGCACGAATTCATCAAATCTTCGAATCTATTCCTGGAGTAAGAGTGATTGATGAGTTACCGCAGTCTGAAACAAGTTGGTTTGGTGTTCCGATTGTATGCAATACTAACAAGGAGAAACTTGTTAAGCACTTGGAAGATAACAAGATACAAACAAGAAATTATTTTGCAGGCAATCTTTTGATTCATCCAGCTTACCGACATCTTGGTTCTGGATTTGATTATCCAAATGCAATGAAAGTTCTTGAGAATGTATTTTTTATTGGATGCTCCCCAACTATAAACGACCAGATGATTGAATTTATAGAAGAGACTGTTGATTCTTATAAGAAAATAGCATGAAGATTACAATTCCAGTATCAGTAGGTGAACTATTAGATAAAATTTCGATTCTTGAAATTAAGTCTATGTTTACTAACAATGAATATGTTCTCAAAGAACTTGAGGACTTAAATCAAATCAAAAATACTCTTATCCAATTCACTCTTGAGTACATGAATGAACTGAGGGAAGTTAATCAAAAACTTTGGAAGATTGAAGATGAATTGAGAGAGTTAGAAAAAAATAAAGACTTTGGGAAAAAGTTCATTGAACTTGCCCGAAGTGTCTATATTACTAATGATAAAAGAGCAGACATAAAGAAAAGAATTGATGAGGAATTCAATTCCGAATATAGGGAGGTAAAAATGTACAATAAATAGAACAGTTTTAAAATCTCAATTGATTTTCTGGTGATCTTATGTCTGTAGGCTTTGTGAAGCAGGTTTTAGATAATGGTGGAAAAATAAAACCATTAATAATACCATCAAATGAAACAAATGGTACTGGGTTATGTAACCCATCCATACTTGTTAAAGACAATAAAATTTTAGCGAATGTGAGGCACATTCAATATACTCTATACCATTCGGAGTTAAAAAATTACGAACATCCGTATGGTCCTTTAGTGTATCTAAATCCAGATAACGACAATACACTAACAACAACTAATTTTATCTGTGAACTTGATGATGATTTGAATATTTCATACTTTTCAAAAGTAGATACATCTGCTTTTGATAAACCACCGTTGTGGGAATTTGTTGGTCTCGAAGATGCAAGATTGATAGAATGGGACAGCAAATTATTTTTGTGTGGTGTTAGAAGAGATTTAGATACTATCGGAACCGGAAGAATGGAACTTTCGGAAATTGAAATTAATGAAAATTCTGTAAACGAGGTATCGAGATTTAGAATCCCAGGTCCTCCACCCGACAAAGAGTATTGTAATAAAAACTGGATGCCAATCTTAGACATGCCCTATCACTTTGTCAAGTGGACAAATGGTACAGAGATAGTCAAAGTTGATGTCCAGAATAACAGTACAGAAAGTGTAATCATTAAAAATTGGGTTCAACATAATAGAGATCTGAGAGGAGGTTCTCAAGTCCTGTCATATAATGGTGGATACTTAACCCTAAATCACGAAACCGATTTGTATAGAAGTGAAGCGGGAAGGAAAGATGCAACATACAGGCATCGTTTCACTTTTTGGGATAAGGACTGGAATATACAAAAAATTTCGCAGCAGTTTTCTTTCCTTAATGCAAAAATTGAATTTGCTTGTGGTATGGCAAAGTATAAAGAAGATTACTTGATTACTTTTGGTTTTCAAGATAATGCCGCATATGTTTTAAGAGTACCTGGACAATTTCTGGAGGATTTTATTAATGGATGATACACTTTATAATTACATTCAAGATACAGAAAATGCTGAAAGCAATTTTAATCTTGCAGTACAATATGAAATATTGGGCCAAACTGCATCCGCAATTTCTTATTATTTGAGGGCAGCAGATAGAGCGGATGATTTGAATTTAGTTTATGAGTCTTTGATTAGAATGTCATATTGTTTTAACAAACAAGGAAACCGTTGGTATACTGTCAAAGGTCTCCTAAACCATGCAATTACTGTTTTACCAAGAAGACCAGAAGCATATTATATTCTTTCAAGATATGAAGAGTGGAATAAGAGTTATACTGAAGCATATACACTTTCAAATACAGCTTTAACTTTTTGCGATTTTAATCAAGAACCACTAAGAACCGATGTTGAGTATCCCGGAAAATATGGGTTAATTTTTGAAAAAGCAGTTTGTTCATATTGGTGGGGAAAATCTGAAGAGTGTAGAAGATTGTTTAAAATATTGGTTGATGATTATTATGATCAAATGAATGATTCTCATAAAAAATCAGTTAAAAATAATTTTAATGTTTTAGGTATGGATTTCCCATATCTTCTTGACGAAGATAAAACAAAATTAAAAGGATTTCCTTCGATATATTATTTGAGTTTAGAAGAATCCATTGATAGAAGAACTCATTTAGAAAATCAATTTAAAGAATATGATATTGAAAAAATTAACTCAGTAGTATCCAAAAGATTTATAGAGTGTAATGATATTCTTCATGGTCAATATGTTCACACTTTGACCAATGCAAGTAAAGGATGTTGCACTTCTCATATGAGATGTATTAAGAGGTGGTTAAATGAAACAGATGAACCTTATGGATTTTTTTGTGAGGATGATCTTTCATTAGAAACTATTAAGAATTGGAACTTTACTTGGGGAGAGTTTGTTGATAATTTACCCTCAGATTGGGAATGCGTTCAACTTATGTGGGTCAGAGATCAAATGACCGATATTAAAGTTAGGGAAAGACAATTTGATGACTGGTCTGCGACTGCATATATCCTTAAAAGAGAGCGTGCTCAAAAAATAATTGATACTTATTACTATGATGACGAATTCCATTTTGATATTCCAGAATCTAATCTGCAACCAATTGTAGAAAATCTTGTTTTCTCATTGGGAAAAGTTTATACATTCCCACTATTTGTTGAAGAAATTAAAAAGTTTGATACTTGTATAATCAATAGTGAAGAATTTAATGGTTTAAAGGATGATTGGGTAATTGTAGATGGTCAAGGTCCAGCTCATATTAGGTCTTATCATCAAATTGCAGAATGGTGGAAGAAAACTGGATTTAAATTAAAAGCAGACCAAATTCCTAAATAAAAATAAAACTTCTGATGCCCAAGATTAAGTCACATAAAACAGTTGAGCAAATTGCAAAGAAACATCGTCTTAATGTTTCTTTCATACAAAAGCAACTTGACATGGGTGAACCAATTGAGCACGAGCATACTCAAGACCACGAATTGGCAAGAAATATTGCTCTTCAACATCTTGACGAAATTCCAGATTATTATACTCGCCTTAAAAAGATGGAGGCAGATGCCAAGAAGCATCATAAAAAATTTAAAGATGTTTCTGAAGGCAATCTCCATAAGTGGTTTAAAAGTAAATCAAAAGACGGAAAACCTGGTTGGGTCAATGTTGTAACTGGTGGCACATGTGCAAGTGATGAACCAGGTGAAGGAGTACCTAAGTGCGTCTCTTCATAAAAAAGAGCAAGTATGACGCCAGCAGAAAGACATTCGGCAGCAAGAAGAAAGAAAGCAGCAGATCCTGGACAACAACAAAAAACTGGTGCGTCTAAACCAACATATGTTTCTACAGATAAACCTAAAAAGTCTGTAGAAGAGGAGTGGTCAGATAAATATAAAAAGTCTATAGATTGTGACAACCCCAAAGGATTTTCTCAGAGAGCTCATTGCCAAGGAAGGAAGAAAAAAATGAATGAAGAATCTGATAAGAAAGGAAAAGGTAGTGGCAAAAAAAGATGCTTGCTATAATAAAGTAAAATCGAGATATGATGTTTGGCCAAGTGCATATGCATCCGGAGCACTTGTCAAGTGTCGTAAAGTCGGTGCTGCAAACTGGGGTAATAAAACAGAGGAAACTCATATGCACGAAGAAGAAAGATATTGTCCTCTATGCGATAAGAGAGAAACAAGATCAGAATGCTCCTACGGCGGAAAAGCGTGGGATAAAGTTTCTGTTAAGGATGAAGAATATTCAATGGCTCGTGGAGAACTCCAAACAATTGCAAATGCAGTAAAAAGATTGCAAACTAAGTTCTCTAAAGGAGAAGGTGATTTGGAAGCATGGGTCCAATCAAAAATTACAAAGGCAGCGGATTATATTGATACTGCAGCAGATTACCTTGATAGTGGGGAGCATGAGTTTGACGAAGCTTGTTGGTCTGGTTATAAACAAGTAGGAATGAAAAAGAAAGGAAAGAAGACTGTTCCAAATTGTGTGTCAGAAGAGAAAAAATTAGTTGATAAAATTTTAGAAGACTGTGGTTGCTCACATTCTCCAAAGAAAGTAAAGTCTAAAAAAATGGTAATGCCAGAGCAAACTATTGAAGATTTGGATGGAAATACATTTGCCGAAGTCATTGACATTATCAAACCAGAACCAATTAAAGGAACTGCATCAAAGCCGATTCAAGAAGCAACAAGACTTCAAGCACAAACTGGAAATGTAATTGCTGTAACTCTTTCATGGAGAGGAAAATATTATTCACTTAAGATGTTTTTCCCGCAAGTGAAGACACCATCAAGAAAAGAAATTAATGATGAGATTCAAAAAGTTTATCCAGGTTCAGTAGTTGTATATCATTCTATCTCAGAAATTCAACCAGGTCAACCACTAATTCAAATGGTTGGACCACAAGGAGGAAGTTCTGCAAAACCAGGACCAAACAAAAATTATGTAAAACCAATGGGTGAAGGAGTTGAATTGGAAGAAGGTGAGGCATGGCAAAATAAGGAAGGTAAAAACTCTAAGGGTGGTCTCAACGAAAAGGGAAGAAGGTCTTATGAAAAGGCAAATCCAGGAAGCGACCTCAAGGCACCTTCAAAAGAGGTTGGAAATCCTCGCAGAGCGTCATTCTGTGCCCGGATGTCCGGAATGAAAAAGAAACTAACATCAGCAAAAACAGCAAACGATCCTAATTCAAGAATTAACAAGTCTCTTAGAGCTTGGAACTGTTAATTTGGAGTTGATTTATTATGCCAAATGATGTTTATCTTGGTAATCCGCTTTTAAAAAAAGCAAATACCCCTATCGAATTTACTCAAGAACAGATTCTTGAATTTGTGAAGTGTAAAGATGACCCAGTTTACTTTGCAAACAATTATGTAAAAATTGTAACTCTGGATCATGGTCTTCAAACATTTAAACCATATCATTTTCAAGAGAAGTTAATTAATAACTTCCACAATCACAGATTTAATATCTGCAAGATGCCACGACAGACGGGAAAATCAACCACTGTAGTATCTTTTCTATTACATTATGCGGTATTTAATGATAATGTAAATATTGGCATTCTTGCAAACAAAGCAGCAACAGCAAGAGAACTTTTAGATAGGTTACAAACTGCTTATGAGAATCTTCCCAAGTGGATGCAGCAAGGTATTATATCCTGGAATAAAGGATCATTGGAGTTAGAAAATGGCAGTAAGATATTGGCAGCTTCTACATCTGCAAGTGCTGTCCGAGGCATGTCGTTCAATATCCTCTTTCTCGATGAATTCGCTTTCGTTCCAAACCATATCGCAGATTCCTTCTTTGCATCTGTTTATCCTACTATTACTTCTGGTAAACAAACCAAAGTTATAATTGTATCCACTCCACACGGTATGAATCACTTCTACCGAATGTGGCATGATGCCGAAAAAGGTAAGAATGAATATGTATTTACAGATGTTCATTGGAGTGAAGTACCGGGAAGAGATGAGGAGTGGAAGAAGCAAACTATTGCAAACACTTCCGACCAACAATTCAAAGTTGAGTTTGAATGCGAATTCTTAGGTTCTGTCGATACTCTTATTGCACCATCCAAACTCAGAACGCTCGTCTACGATGCCCCCAAGACCCGTAGTGCGGGTTTGGATGTTTATGTGGACCCAGAGGAGAATCATGATTACCTCATCACTGTGGATGTTGCTAGAGGCGTAGGGAATGATTACTCTGCATTTACTGTTATTGATATAACAGAATTTCCCCATAAAGTTGTTGCCAAATATAGGAACAATGAAATCAAACCTATGCTTTTCCCCAGCATAATTCACGAGGCAGCAACAGCATATAATAATTCCTATATTTTATGTGAGGTTAATGATGTTGGAGACCAAGTAGCAAGTATCCTTCAATATGACTTGGAATATAATAATCTTCTCATGTGTTCTATGAGAGGTAGAGCAGGTCAAATTGTTGGGCAAGGATTTTCTGGAAAGAAAACTCAACTTGGCGTCAAGATGTCCAAAACTGTGAAAAAAGTTGGATGTCTAAACCTCAAGACAATGATTGAAGAAAGTAAACTCTTTCTCAATGACTACGAAATTATTTCAGAGCTTACCACATTTATTCAGAAACACAACTCTTTTGAAGCAGAAGAGGGGTGCAACGACGACCTTGCAATGTGTCTGGTAATATATGCTTGGTTGGTTGCTCAGGATTATTTTAAAGAATTGACCGATCAAGATGTAAGAAAAAGATTATACGAAGAACAAAAAAATCAAATCGAACAGGACATGTCTCCTTTTGGATTTATATCCGATGGATTAGATAGCAATAGTTTTGTTGATAATGACGGTGATAGATGGTTTGTTGATGAGTATGGAGATCGTTCTTACATGTGGGATTATCTATCGTAATGGACTTAGATAAACAATTAAACCTAGGACATTTACTTCTTTCGGATAGAAGATGTAGAACATGTGGTGAAATAAAAAATTTAGTAGATAGTTTTTATAGAACACGTAAAGATAGGGGACCAGTATCATCTTCATATTCGTATGAATGCAAAGAATGTACCGTAAAAAGGATAAAAAATAGAAGAAAAAAATTA